CTATAATATTAAACAATACTTTTTTGCTTTCAATTCTATTAGGATTTCCCCCATTATGATTTGAAGCTTCTAAATATTTTTTTAAAGTTGCTTGATTGTATTGAACTGGTAAAATACCATTGGTAAAAACAATATCCCCTAAAACTGGTTTTTCTGATGTTTGTTCGTCTTCAAAAATTGATTGCTCTCCAATTGCATAACGAATCATTCTGTTTGTGTTTTTTTCCTCATCATAGATTTCATCTATAGATGGTATCCTTGCTGTTGCTGGGTAATTTTTACCCTGAGTAGCAGGAGCCTCATTCATTTGTGTTAATTGATATATAACACTTTTTTTCTTTTTTGCCATTTTCTAAAATTTAATATAATTAATAAAAAAAAGAAAGGGAGGAGGCTTGTCCTCCCCTTCTTTCAATAACTAAGAGTTTACACTCTTTCTAATAATACGAATCTGTTTGATGCGAACCCTTCAAAACCTCTTTCAGTTCTGTAGTGTAATTGCATGTCATCAGTCTCGTTAGTAGGATTTGCAAGACCAGCAGAACCTGTTAACCAGTGCTCCATTTTTCTTGAGTATCCTCCTGCTTCTTTATATCTAACTCTTAAAGAAGGTACAGAGTTTCCAGTTCTAGAGTCTTTCTTAGAGTCTCCTGGAATAACCATCCCCATTCCTGCGTAGTTTTGACCAGCAGCACCTAACATAGGTAAGTAGTTGAATGCTTCATAAGTTTTCTTATGGAACGTGTAACCACCTCTAGTGAAAGATTTGAATCCGAATGCAATAGCAATTTCTTCAGCACCATTAAATGCACCGTAAGAAACACCACCACCTGCAAACATTGCAGCAACACCATCGTCAATAGCTAAAGATAAGTCAATACCAGCAAAGATTGTGTTTTCACGAGAACCTCTGTTTTGGTCTAATGTACGAATCATAGCGTCAAAGTCTGATAAGTTAAATCCAGCTACTTGAGAATAGTTTTGAGTATTACCTGTTCTAATAAAGTCAATAAGACCTTCAGAACCCGTGATACCCCCGTTCCCGATTGAGTTACCAGCTGGCTGTAAAGCAGCATTCGTGTTTGTAGCAATTTTACCTACAAGCATCATGCTTTCACAGTAGTTAACAAATCGTCTGTGAGTATCAGCCTCACCTTTTAAGTACCAAAGGTATCCTGACTGACCTGACATTGGGTCTTCTACTTTGAACCAAGTTTTGTTAGTAGCCTCAGAGCCAGTAACATCAAATGATTCTTTCATAATCATTGTATAGTTATAGTAGTGATTAGGATTTGGAGTAATGCCATCTGGCTGATTAGTTCCTTCTTCCCATTCATTACCTACAACGATTAATGTTTGAGCAGCAGTAGTTGCAGTCCAAGCAGCATTGTAAGCAACTAAAGTTGCAGTGTTGTTAGCTGGACGAGCAGTACAAAGTGCTAACTCTCCAAGAGGAGACATTACGATGTCACCTACTCTTAAGAAGAATTTACCCGCAGCAGTACCATCCGAAGACGATGCATTCGCTAAAGTAACAGTTGTACCACCAACAGCTACAGTAAATCCTGATTGTAATTTAAAGTTTTGATGAATAAAATCATCTTCCCAGTGCTCATACTTTCTTTGAGCAGTTGGAGCCATAGCTCCGATTGAGTCCAGAAGTCCTGTTATAGATTGGTCTCCATATCTAGAGATAAAATCTTCAGTAGTTTCTGGCATGTGAACGTTTAATGAGTTCACGTAGTTTTCGGTTGTTGCAACTTGAAATGCACTAGGTATTCCATTTGCAAAACCAGTTCCCGCTGAATATGCCATTTTATTTTATTTTTTGCATTAATAATTATTTTAACGACCCAATAATTCTTTTCTTATTTGGTCTTGAATGGATAGGGATTGAGTAGTTTCAGTTTTACTTTCTGGAGTATATGCTGGATTTTTAATATCCTTAATAACATCTTCTTTACCTCCTGATTTGCCTTGAGCATATGCACTTCTTACGATTTTATCTACATTATCTATAATTGCCATTTCTCTGGCAAGCTTAGACACGTCTTCAGAACCATCTTCGTTTATATACCTTTTCCAAAAATCAGGTAAGTTCATAGTTGTGTTTTTCACGTACTTCATAGAATCTTCACTAACTTTAAAAGTATACTTTTCTCCTTTATCATTTAAATCAAAATCTACAGTGTCAAAATCATTTAAAGTTTTTTGAACCTCAGACTTCCATCTTTTTTGATTTTCCTCAACAGCTTTAGCTTGATTTTCAGATTCTTTCTGAGCCTCAGGAATTGCTGTTTCTTTTTGGAATTTAGTAAGCTCTTTATAAGCTTGAGAAGCTTTCTGTTTAAGTTTTATCTTAGACAACTTAATCTCTTTATCCGTATATTCGTCCTCATCTAACTTGTATGAATCCTCGTAAAGAAGACCTATGTCTTCAAAACTAAGCTCTGGATTTTGGAATTTCATATAGTTTTTCACAAGAGATTCCTCATTCATTTCTTCATAGTTAGCCATTTGAGTACTAAAAAAATCCTCCATTTTACCCCCCTTATTAATATAATCGTTCAGTTTAGCCATCTGTTCGTTAGCAAATTCAACGGAAGGAGTTTCTTCTTTAGATAAAGCTGATAATAACTCATCGTAAGTTTTAAATTGACCGTCAGTCTTTTCGCTTAACATGTCATCAAAACTAGCTTGTTGAGTTACAACCTTATCCTCAGTAGGATTGTCTTTTTCTTTTTCTGGAGATTCCTCTCCTTTTTTCAATGAACTATCTTCAGAGGTTGTTTCATTCTTAACCTCTTCTTTTACTTCTTCTTTTACTTCTTGTTTTACTTCTTCTTTTGCCTCTGTTTTTACTTCTTCTTTTTCAGAAGCAACTTCTTTTAGGGGTGCTTTCTGAGTTACCTCAGGTTTTGGAGTCCCCGAATCATCAACTATTGTAGCTCCTAAAGCTGCAGCAATTGAATCCTCCATTGTTTTTCTTTTCGCCATGTTATTAAATTTAAATTAAACTTTTACAAATATACAAAAATATTTTGAATATTGCAATTATTGTTCTACACTTTAGTTCTAACTAAGTCAGAGTCATCCTGAGATAAAGATATATGGTCACTCTTTATATTTCCTGAATACTCTATTTCGTAGATTTTTCTTTTGTGCTCAGCTTGTGCAAATCTCTCTTTCATTTCAAACTCTGCTTGCATTTTTTGTATTTCTGCTTGAGTTTGCATTTGTGCCAATTGAGCATCAGCTTGAGCTTTTGCTTGAATAGACATTTGTTGTTGTTCTGCATTAGCCTGTGCGTTTGAAGCAGCCATTTCTTGTTGTTCTTGCATATATTTTTTACGTCTTAATATTAGCATTTGATTCCCAAGTTTTATATTTCTTATACCTCTTATAAGTATAGCGTCTTCAATTCTAAGCTCTCCCTCCTGTATGGAGACTTGTATATTTTGTTCTAACAATGCTTTTTCTTCTTCATCAGGTAAAGGCTCTATCATTATTCCATAATCAGCCAGAGTAACATCTTTTGTAACCTCAATAGCCTTCATACTAAAATCACCTATAGCCTGAACATATCCTTTATAAGTTCCTGAATAGCTAACTAAATCTTGAACTCTTAGAGCTACGCTTTTAGCCACATTTTTTGTGATACTTAAAAAGGCTTGGTTTAACCATCTGGTAGCGTTATTAGACGCAAGTAAAGCCATTTTTTGAACACCAACCAATGACTCTTTATCTGGTTGAGAAGCATCTCTTATTTCATTAATACCAGTTACATCTCTTATCATTTGAAGGTTGTACTGGTATATAGCAATTAACTCTTGGAGTGCCCCACCTATACCTCCTCTTAACTCTTGTATAGGGTTTGGGTTTCCTGGAGTACCGTCATCCATTTGAAGTCTGTAGTATAAATTTCCAGTTTGCTGGTATATATCCTGAACCTCTAAAGGTGTAAACGTGCCTCCGTCTCCTTTACCTACGTTTTCTATAGCTCCTAACTCTATAGCTGAACCTTGAGGTTTAACTTTGGATATTAAGTGTTGTATTTTTAAATGTGCTAGTTGTATTTGGTCAGCAAAAGGTATCATTCTTTCAACCATACCTTTATTATTCATATTTATAATGTTAGGAGCATACACAGCGTAAGGCATTAAAGCTTTTGATAAATTACTTTTAGGTCTTACAATGTTTTCTGCTACACCATAATCAAATATAAAATCAGTACCAACTATATATTTACCTTTATATATCATCTCTACAGCAGAGCCTATTTGTTCTCTTTTATATCTAGGATTTTTGGGAGGCTTGTAATTTGAGTCTTTTTTATTTACTGAAAAACCACCATATCTATTTCCCTTTTTTTCATAACTCATAACGTCTGTGCACTTAAACACTCCGTCTAAAACAGCTATTTTAAATACGTCATACTCAGCAGTTTCATAACCATTATAAGCAACGCTAGTTTTAGATAATTTATTTGGATTCCCATGTTTTCCTAAATTTGACTTAGCAATTTCATGATACTCTTCTTCGCTAAACTCAGCTCCAGCCATTCTTTTTAAATCATGAATAGTAATATGAATAATTTCTCCAGCATATTCCATGTTTTTAAAATCTGGGCTATTTGAATGAGAGGAAACAAAATTGGTAGG